GACTTCCGAGATCTTGAATAGAGCCTTGTAGACGTTGGTCAGACCACCCAGCAGCGGGTCCAGCAGTCCTTCCCCAAATGCCTGGCTGGTCAGTTCAGCAATTTCCTGAATGTTGGAGACAACACCAGCAAAACCTTCAGCAGCAATGCGCTGACCTGCAACTGCAGCGGCTAACCGATCCTCGAGGAACTTGACGACTCCACCGGCCTCGGTTTTCGCACGAGCAATGTCTTCATTGGTAATACCCAGCGCTTTCGCCAGGTAGGAATCCATCGTGATGTCACCCCGCAGGATCGATCCGATCTCCTGCCGTGCCTGATACAGCGGAATACGGAACGTCCCGAGAGCTGCCGAGAACTGAATTGCTAGATCTTCAGCTTCCTTTAGGCCTCCACCGATTTGGCCAACCTGCGCAGCGACAATGCCAAAGACTTCAATGACCTCACCTGAGGTCACGCCTGCCAGCTCGAGTGACCGCACTCGGATGCTGTCAATATTCTCTTTGACTGCACCGGTCAGAGAGACAATCTTCTCGTAGGGATCAGTGATCTCTTGCCCGTTCTTAAAGACCTTGTTGGTCGAGGCCAACGTGGTCTGTGTCTTCAGGATCGTCTCACGCAGCTTGATCTCGCGCCCGATCGTCTCGTTGAAGAATCCGTTGAAGGCCGCACGAAGTACGCCGACACCTTCTTTGACCGCAAATAGCGCAAAGCCAACCTTGGCTAAGCGACCAATCAGCTGGTTTGCCGCTCCACCCGCCGTATCCATCGAGCGGGCAAGGATGTTCCCTGCTTTTGCGCTTTCTTTTAATCCAGCCGCAGTTGCCGGTGCGTTCTTTGCTAACTCGGCTGTCCCTTTGGCTAGGTTCTCGAAGTCTTTGACCCGATCTCCTATGCCAGGGATATTCTTGCTGAACCGATAGAACTGCTGGATATTATTTCCTGCTTCTTTAATGTTGCCTTTAAGGTCATTGAAATTCCTGCTTACTTCCTTGAACGAGTTGCTATCGATCTTGATAGCACGCTCTCGTGTCGCTTTATTAGCAGCCTGATCTACATCCTTTAATGCACGCTTTGCTTCCTGCGTGTCAGCCGTGACGTTTAATCTAAAATCAGCCACGGCTGCGCTCTATCCGCCTAGCGCATTTTATGGCTGGCTTGATTGACCAGTCATTAGCGCGGTGTAGACGTGCAGCGGTATTCTCATCTCTCGCACAAGCTGCGTTAGTACGAACTTTGTCGGCTGGTCCGGACCGTTTGCTTCTTCCGAGGTCGGACGCCACTCCGGATAAGGCAAAAACTCCTTTGCGTTGACCTTCGGCGGCGTCTTCTTAGACCCCGAGAACCCGTGCGCAATCTGTACCACGAGCTGCGTCAGTCTTGCTGTCGTCAGCGCTTTTTCATTCGCTTTGCGCTGCTCACGGTCATCTAGATGGCGCAGTACACGCCTAATCGTTGAGACCGGAGTCCGCAGGAAACGCTCTCGGGGATAGTCAGCTCCTATTCCTGACATTCGCACCCTCAAATACACCCCGTCCCAATCGGTCAGGGGTGATTTAAGGTAGCGCTCGCTGTCCTCTAGGAGTTGCTCGGGGGTGGGCTGAACTCCTGCTCTTCCTCGTCCTTTCCCTCAGGTTCAGGCCACCCGTCACGCTCCCAGGTAATCAGCTGGAAGATTTCCTCCATCACTTTGGTCGGGATGGCCTCGGTATCCTCCTCGCTCCAGTCTTTGGTCTGCTGCCAATCTTTCGACTTTGGCAGTTTGACCTCGCCGCGATAACGCATAAACAGCGTCACGAACGCAATCTGCTGCTCGACTGCTCCAAGGCTGTTCCTCTGTAGATCTTCCAGCTCGGTGGCGTAGTCGTACAGCATCTCCTCGTCGGCACCGTCCCCACTCAGTAGGTCGATGGCTTCCTTGGTTGTAATGCCTTTGTCTTTTGCAATCCGCTGCGCAAGCTTGATCGAGCTAAATGTCGACTTCGACTGCTTCCGACTCAGATCTTCAATGCCCTTCGCCTCCCCTGGTACAAGATCGTTGTAGATAGGGAACCTGAACGGTCCGATCTCGTGGTATTTCTCAGGGCTGAACAGGATCGATGCGTACTTACTCATCGCTAATAGGAAGAGCTATGTCCCAAGCCCGATAGGGCTCGGTTTGTTGAACTAGCTCGAGTGGTAGTTCAACTTGGATGCTAACGCCGTCATACGCTAAGCGTATAAACTGCGCTTGGACGAGGGGTTCGAGATAGAGGGCTCCGCAATGCAGTGTGTTGCCCTCCTCTCGACAATTCACCGCAAATACTGTGTTGATCGGATCGATCAATAAATCGTGCTGCATGATCGCATGATGGCATGAACGTATGAAGGCATGAAAAAAGGGGCTCCGTAGTGGAGCCCCTGGTAATCCAAGCTTCAAACCAAGCTCAAGGAGCGGTAGCGAAGCTGATGGTCAGACCCTGCACAGGGCGGGAAGTGCCGTTGGCGTTAGCAGCACCGTTGGCATCAACGTTCTGACGGAGAGCGCCGTCGGCAACAACCAGGCGATACAGGGTGCCTGCAGCCAGGTTGGCGTCGGGGTTGATGGTCACAACGTTGGCAGCCAGAGTCACCGTTGCAGCAACCCGAGCACCGGTCGAAGCGACCTCGAGGCGGTAGCCGGAACCATTGGCTTGACCCAGAGCAAGCTGGGTCATTGCCGTCGAACCGTCAGTGGTGTAGGTGACGGTCAGGTTGTCACCAACTGCATGTGCGGTGTTGTTGTCAGTAGGGCTAGTAGCAGCCTGACGAGTGCCGTTAACGAGGAATAGCAAGCTCGACTGCACGCTGCCGAAGCTGATAGCAGAAGCGCCAGCATCCAGGCGACCGAACACCGGGCGACCACGGGAGACGAGGTCGAACGAGATCTCGGTCAGACCCTCGGCACTCATGTTCTCCGAGTAGTTCTGAATCACCGCGTTGAAACCGGTGAAGTCATACATGTAGTTGCCGGTCGCACCGTTGGCTTGACCAAGCTCCTTCAGGAACTCGATGTAGATCTCGAAGTCCTTGTTGTAGCGGGCACGCTGAATGAGGCTGAAACCTTCGTCGTAGTTGCCACGGAAGGTCGGGCACGCAGCGCCAGCAGCGAGCTCGGCGTCCTTCAGGAAGTAGGCAGTAACAGATGCCTGCACCGAAGAACCGGTGATCACGGAATCAGACCAACCGTCGTCGCCCAGCAGGCGGAACTCCTGGTTGTTGTCCGAGATGTTGAAGCTGGTATTGGTGATGCCCTGCAGCTCGACGTAGGCACTGCCGGTGTCGAGGGTGGGCAGAGTGATCAGTCCTGCAGTATCGCGAGTAGCGAAATAACGGCAGGGGGCAGTCAGGTCCACGGCACGGACAATGGTCCGGTGCGCCTTGTGAAACGACAGCCCGATGGCGTAGTCGGCCATTTTGGTGACTCCTTAAGGGATCGGGGGGTTCAAGACAGCTCCGCTAATGCGGGCCGTGAGGGCCTCAAAGGTGACCTCAGTCCGGGCCATGTACGTGACTTGGTCCCGAGGAAACGCCCGTGCCATACGACGGCTGATCTCCAGCAATGTCGTTGGCATCCGCGTTCCCTGTGTGTTGCCGTAGTTCGTAAAACGAACGTTCCACGTCTCGAAAGACAGGACTCCGTTGTATGAACCAGGGCTGCGAATTTCGGGGACGTCCTCGATGGTGCATTCGATACCGGTGATCTCCCAGCTCGAAGGAACCATGGCTGCACCTACGACGTACACGGCAGGAATGCGAGTGCCATTAGGCCAGGTGTAATACCCAGGCCAGTTGGCCTCAGCTCGCAAAGTTGTACCGTCTGCTTCGTACAGGTTCAGCACATAACGCTCGATGTCCTGACGGATGTGCGTGACTGGAGGGCATCCATGAACGGTCATTGACGCCTCCGCACAGCAGCACGTAAGAGTTCGCCGTACTTAGTAGAAGCTTCGTCGAGAGGCTCCTTAGTCCAAGCACGCCCAGGGAAGCGATCCCCTGAAACGCTTACTCCGCCCTCGTGGACTTGAGTTGCATACTCGACAGGCCAAGTGAAAGTCACTGAACCGTCAGCATTGACAACTCGTGTCTGACTGGCGCGTAAACGCCCGCTGTCCACGATGTCCCTGACTTGTGGTGGGGTGGGGTATGACCACTTCGATGCAGAAATCTCCTGCGTGAAGCGGTTGTCAAGCCAGGTGGATAGCTGCCTCATGGCTTCCCTGGAAGCAGCTTCGAGTTCGAGGTCAAGAGCAGGTTGACGACGGGCCATCAGTTGGGTCCTCCGATAACTCGGAAAATCCCTTCGATCTCCTGCCGCAAATCATCCCGATGGTTTTGCTCCATCGAAAGATCCACAACCAACTCAAAACGTCCCCTGTAGCCATTCACAGTGGCTGACGCTTGAGAACCGTTTGTAATCCGGCTATCAAGCACTGCGGGGGTCAACAGTCGACCGCGGACGAAGTATGTCGTGACGTCTACGCCTTTGTCGGCCTGCCATTTCGGAGGCTGAAGATTGACAGCAGCGAGATATTCGACGATCTCGGTGGTTGGGACGGTATTACCCGTAGTTGCATCGGTGCTCGACGTACCAGTGACTACCTCGAAGGCGAGTTGAGCATTGCCCCAGGGGGCGTACTCAGCAATGGTCGCAGTCGCTATCACCATGACTACAAGGCAAAGCCGCTCAGCGTGAGGCTGTTCAACAACCGCAAATACTCCTGTCCATAGAGTGTTGCTTCAAGATGCTTACCCAACGGTTCGCCACTCGAAGCGCCAATCTGACGGCCTATTTGCATCGTGCGCGTTGCCAAAATATGCGCTGTCAGATAACTAACAGCGTCGGTATGGAGTGACCCCCACGTAGTTGTGGGGGCATACCGACCCGCTTCTGCCAGCGCCCCTGAAATCACATCCAGAGATTGCTCTCCGAACTCGGGAAATCGGGTTACAAATGCACTGGTAGAAGGGACTGCCATCAGCCGTTACCTTCAGTGATAGCGGTGATTCGCTTGGCAATCGCGTTCTTTACCCGAATACGGGATTCGCCTGCATCCCACTTATTCAGCTGATCGATGTCGAAGCTGTCCTCAATCAAACCCATGGCCTGACTGACGGGCATAGCAAACAGTGAATCTGCTGCTTCAGACACCGGAGCCGATGTCGTTGTTGCTTCCTCGGTCTCGACACGCAGTGCGCCGAGCTTCATCAGGTTGCTAACGACGTCGTAACCCTTGATCTTTTCCCAGATCTCACTCGAAAAGTCGCGATTGACTCCCGATTTGACCTGGACGTTGTCCCTGCCGTTGACACCAACGAAGGAAAAGGAGATAGAACACTCCTTATCCATCGGAGGATTCTCAAGCTCAGGACGGTAGACGAGGATCATGATTGGATGAG